CGAACAGGATAAAAATGCAAAATAAATTTTAAAAAGCGATATATAGTTATGAAAGCGACAGAAGTATTAAAACAAGTGAAAAACATTCTTGGAGTTGAGTTATCTGATATTCAATTAGCAGAACTCAAGTTAGAGAATGGAACTGTTTTGGAAGCAGAAGTTTTCGAATCAGGCAAAGAAGTTTTTATTAAAACGGAAGATGAAAAAGTTGCTCTACCTGTAGGAGAGTACGAACTTGAAGATGCTAGAGTTCTTGTTGTTGAGGAAGAAGGAATGATTAAAGAAATCAAGAATGCAGAACACGAGGAAGATGAAAAAGAAGATGAAGAAAAAGTTGATGCTAGATATGTAACAAGAGAGGAGTTCAGAAAAGAAATGGATGAATTGAAAGAGCATATCAATAAGATGATGGATCATAAAGACAAAGAAAAAGAAGAAATGTCTAGTGATTTAGAGGAAAAGGTATCTTTAGCAGTAACGGAAGTTTTGAATAGTGAAGCAGAAGAAAAAGAAGCTCTTAAAGAAGAGTTGTCTAAACCTGCTGCTGAGCCACTCAAACATAGTCCAGAACAAGAAAAGTCTAGTAGAGGATTTAAGTTTGCACAAAACAGAAGAATGTCTACGTTAGATAGAGTAATGGAACAAATAACAAATAAATAAATATAAATAATTATGGCAGTTTTAACACACGTTAATAATGATGTTGTAAGAATTAAAAATGATGTTGATGCAGTATCAGCAGCAGTTACTCTTACATCAGCAGATAGTGGTAAATGGTACGAACTTGCTGCATCAGCAGGAGTTACAGTAACATTACCAGCAGTAGAATCTGGACTTAATTTTAGATTTGTTGTAGCAAACGCATTTGATACATCAAATTATATAATTGATAGTGCAGAAGGAGATAATATAGATGGAATTTTAGTAGTAAATGGTGCATCTGTAGCAGCTTCAGGAGAGGACCAAATTAACTTTGTAGCATCAGCAGAATCAGTTGGCGATTTTATCGACATCTGGTCAGATGGTAATAAGTGGTATGTTTGGGGTATCGGAAACGCATCAGGTTCAATTACGGCTACTGATCCAAGTTAATAAATAAAAAATAAGAAAATGAATAGTAGAAAAATTGAATTAGCAACAACTACATCGATAACGACTAGTTATAGTGGTGAGTTTGCGGGAGAATATATCGCTGCTGCTCTATTGAGTGGGGTTACATTATCACAGGGTGGTGTTAGTATTAAACCTAACATCAAATTCAAAGAGGTTATCAAAAAATTAGCATTAGATAGTATTCTAAAAGATGCTAGTTGTGATTTTGATCCAACTTCTAACGTAACATTAACAGAAAGAATCTTACAACCAGAGGAATTTCAAGTAAACCTACAACTTTGTAAAAAAGATTTTAGACAAGATTGGGAAAGTGCATCTATGGGATTTAGTCAATATGACAATCTACCAAGAAGATTTAGTGATTTCTTAATTGCACAAGTTGCAGCAAAAGTTGCAGAAAAAGTAGAACAAAACATTTGGCAAGGTGCTACTGCAAATGCAGGAGAGTTTGATGGCTTTCAAGCATTGTTAACAGCAGATAGTGATGTTGTTGATGTTTCAGGTACTACACTTTCAGCATCTAACATAATTGCAGAGCTAGGCAAAGTAGTTGATGCAATTCCAAGTGGAGTTTACAACAAAGAGGATTTGAAGATTTATATTCCTACAAGTGCAGCAAAGTTTTATATTCAAGCACAAGCAGCATTAGGTTATAGAGAATTGTATCACGTTGGTAAAACAGATATGAACTTTCAAGGGATTCCATTATTTACGGCTCCAGGTCTAGCAGATAACAAAATGGTTGCAGCAGAATCATCTAACTTATTCTTCGGAACAGGTCTTTTGAATGACTGGCAAGAAGTTAAATTGATTGATGAAGCTGAAATCCTAGGATCACAAAACGTAAGAGTTGTTTTGAGAGGAAGTGCAGGAGTACAACACGGCATTGGTTCTGATATTGTATTGTATTCTTAATATTGTTTAACATAAGAAAGGTAGGTGGGGTATATGCCTACTTACCTTTTTTTATAAAATTTTAAATTATGGCTTGTACATTAACAAAAGGAAGAGAGTTACCTTGCAAATCAGGGGTAGGTGGATTAAAGTCTATTACGTTTGCAGATTTCGGCACATTAGGTGCTTTAACTATCGCAAATGAAATGATCACAGACTTTGGTGGTTCGCCAACATTTATGAAGTTCGATGTAAAAGGGAACTCAACAATGGATACTACTGTCTCATCATCGAGAGAGAATGGAACGACATTCTATGAAACATCAGTAGTTATGAACTTAATTTTCCAAGAGGAGAAAACTCAAGCTGAAATTAAATTACTAGCAGTATCAAGACCTCACATTATTGTTGAGGATTACAATGGCAATTTCAGATTAGTGGGAAAAGATCACGGATGCGAACTAACAACAGGTACATTTAGTAATGGTGCAGGGATGGCTGATTTATACGGCTATTCTTTGACATTTGTTTCACAAGAAACAGAAGCACCAGACTTTATTACAACTGCTGCTTACAATGCAGAAAGTCAAGGAACACAGATTGATGTAAATTAATTTTAGTATTTTGAGTAAAGAAAGGGGACTTATGTCCTCTTTTTTTTTGCACCTATACAAAATATCCTTTATATTTCGATATATAAGTATGAAGGTTTTGACAACGAGTAGTTCTGCACAGAATATTGATGTGATACCAAGAACATACGCATCATCATATACTTTAAAATTAAGAGATACAAGCAAGAACAAAGAAGTATTTTCATCAAGTGTAAGTGCTTCTGATAATGGCAATTACAAAAGATTGTCTGCAACTTTTAGTCCTGTACTTAAAGAAGGTAGATATTATGATATGAGTTTGATAAGTGGAAGTGCAACTGTTTACAAAGACAAAGTATTCTGCACAGATCAAACCATCAATCAAGCAAACAACAATCATTATGATATAAATAATGGACAGTTTACATTTGATGAAACATCAGGATCACACGATAACGATTACATAATAGTATGAACGATTTAAGAGTTATAAATTTAAGTAGTTACACCACACCTAAAGTTGTTGAATACAAAAACAAAGAATGGATAGGGTATGGCGATGATAACAATTACTTTAAATATCTTATAGATAGATACAATGGCAGTCCAACAAATAATGCGATTGTTAATGCTATCTCTGCTATGATTTATGGAAAAGGTTTAGATGCTACAGATAGCAACAGAAAACCAGAAGAATACGCAAAGATGATTTCTTTGTTTAAAAATGATTGCATAAGAAAACTTTGCTATGATCTAAAATTAATGGGACAATGTTCTATACAGATAATATACTCAAAAGATAGAAATACAATCGCACAAGTAGAACACTTCCCAGTAGAAACATTAAGAGCTGAAAAGTCAGGAGAGGATGGAGAGATAAATGCTTACTATTATTTTCACGATTGGTCAGAATACAAACCACAAAGCAAACTAAAAAGAATACCTGCGTTTGGTAAGAGTAATGAATCAATAGAAATATTGTATGTCAAACCTTATAGAGCAGGGTATCACTATTATAGTCCTGTAGATTATCAGGGTGGTTTGCAATATGCAGAGCTTGAAGAAGAAGTAGGTAATTTTCATTTGAACAATATTATGAATGGTATGTCTCCAAGTATGTTAATTAATTTTAACAATGGTGTACCAAACGAAGAAGAAAGAGAACTTATTGAACAAAGAATATCACAAAAGTTTTCTGGAAGTAGTAATGCAGGTAAATTTATTTTAGCTTTCAATGACAATGCAGACACGGCAGCAAGTATTGATCCTGTTCAGTTATCTGATGCACACCAACAATATCAGTTCTTGAGTGAAGAAAGCACAAGAAAAATAATGGTAGCTCATCGTATTGTATCTCCTATGCTTATTGGTATCAAAGACCAATCAGGATTAGGTAACAATGCAGATGAATTAAAGACTGCATCTATATTACTAGACAATACAGTAATCAGACCCTTTCAACATTTATTGATAGACTGTTTTGACAAAATATTGGCATATAACAAGATTTCACTCAATCTTTATTTTAAGACCTTACAACCACTTGAATTTACAGACTTGGAGAATGTAGAGGATGAAGAAACGAAAGAGGAAGAAACAGGTGTTAAATTAAGCGAGGAAAGGTGTTGTGTAAGTCTTGGTAGTGATTTAGATAAATACATTGACAATGATGTTGCAGATGCTTTGATAGATTTGGGAGAGGATGAAAACGAGTTGTTAGAAAAATACGATGTAATAGATGAGTTTGAAGTAGATTACGAAACAGAGAACGAATTAGATCAAAAGATTGCAGAGCTGAACGAAAAGACAGAACTTGCAAACACAGGAAGTGCAAAACCATACAGAGATAGTAAGCAAGATGGCAAGTCAAAAAAGAAAGGTCAGGAAGATGTTATCTATTTAGTAAGATATATGTATACACCTTATAGTGGTGCTTACAAAACAAGAAAAGGTAGATCAAGAGAATTTTGTATTAAGATGATGAACGCAAAGAAAGTTTATCGTAAAGAAGATATAAAGGCGATGGATAACAAAGTAGTCAATGCAGGATTCGGTAAGGGTGGTGCAAATACATACTCTATATGGCTTTATAAAGGTGGTGCAAGATGCCATCACAGATGGACTAGAAGAATATATGCAAGAAAAGAAGGCAACAAATCTCTAGGAGATACAATTAGCACAACAAGTGCAATAAAAAAAGGTTTTAGACCAGAGAAAAATGCAAAGAAAGTATCAATAGCACCACGTAATATGCCTAATAAAGGTTATACATCTGCATATTGGAATAAAATGGGATTTAAGAATTAAAAGATGGCAGTAGCATTATTTATAAAACCAATAGACTTAAAAAGAAACTCAATCATTGATGGGAATGTTGATGTCGATAAATTTATTGGATTTGTCAAAATCGCACAACAGATACATATTAGAAACTATCTAGGTACTGATCTATACAACAAAATAAGCTCTGATATTATTGCAGGAAGTTTGGCAGGTAATTATCTAAACCTTGTCAATGATTTTATACAACCTATGCTTATTCATTTTGCTATGGTTGATTATTTGCCATTTGCAGCATATCAGATCAAAAATGGTGGTATTAGTAAGCACGTTTCAGAAAATGCAGAAAGTGTAAGCAAAGAAGAAGTAGATTACCTAGTAGAAAAACACAGAGATATAGCAGAATACTATACAAGAAGATTTATTGATTATATGAGTTTTAATCAGAGCTTGTTCCCAGAATATACAAGCAATACAAATGATGATATACATCCTGATAAAGATGCTCTTTTCAATGGTTGGGTATTATGAAGTATAAGGTAAAGAAAAAAAATATTGAAAAATTAATAACATATTTAAAAGTCAATGGCAACATTAACAAATACACAAATATCAGTAACGTATGTAGGGCTCTTAAAGACAAGTGCTAATACAGTCTTAACATCTACAGCACAACAAATAACTGATGGTTCAGGTAACAACAGTATTATGTTTTTATCTACG